GCATAGGTCTCGCTTAAATTGCCTAGCGTAAAGCTCTGTACGCCCTCCTGCTGCAGTTTCCTGCGTTGGCTATTGCTACGCTCAAGGAGAGCTAAAGCAACCTCACAGCAAGCGTCCTTGACCGCTACAGGCACTTCCGTATCCGGGTGTCTGGGGAAGGCTAGCGTCTGGGCAGTATCAGTTTTTCGCCCTTTCAGCGGCATCCGGTCTATTGCCTTTGCTGCCATGGCCAAGGCTTTGTCTTTGTCGGCGTCGGACGCCTCGGCCCAAGCATCAGCATGCAGTCGATTTGAAAAATATTCGTTTACTTCGGTTAAATTAACATAGGACAAAAATAAAAACCCCCTTTCGGCGGTCACTCCATTACCTTGCACGTTGCCTCTATCGTCCCCTTCACCGCCCCGTCCTACTCAATCCGAGTAAAAGGGCAGTAGGTCGGCACGGGGTGCGGCTTTATGCAACTATCGCTATTCCGATAGTTGACTAGACTCTTGCATCAAAACATTAATCATGTTTTCCTGTTCAAAATTTTCGTTTGCCAATTTTGCAATCAACTTGTTCTGTCTTGCGATAACTTCTTCTTGCCTCGTTATCACTTCTAGTAGATGTTCGCAAACCCTAAAATCATTATCCTTCAACAAATTCTCCTTCTTCTTGTAGAGGTAAATCCCTAACCTCTACACCATAATAAATACAATCTTCCTGTTCCACAGGCGATAATTGTACTACATATTGTGTTTCCTGGTTAAACTCAGGTATTTCCGCATAAATTATAGGCTTTTGCATACATACTCACCACCCTCTTTGCACGTCCTACAGTAACGATAGGCTTCATGTGCTTATTATAAAAATTATAACTATCACTTCGCTTAATCCATCCCCAATAAGAGATTACAGCACAAGCATCTTTGTAGTTCAAATAATTCTTCTTGCTTATTTTCTTTATGCGCCTTTTAATCCTTAGTGCATTTCGTTTCCTTAATATCGTTTTGTTTCTAAAAAACCTAAACCCAAGAAAATCTATTGCTCTGTCATTAACTTTAAAAACCTGCCAATCGCTTTTCAGCGTTAAACCTATAGTTTGAAGATATTCCGATATGTGCTTTCTTGCCTTATGTAATTTCTTTTTGTTGCTACCAAGCAGCACCAGGTCATCGACATATCGGATGTAGTATTTAACACCTAACTTTTCTTTAATGAAATGATCTAAGCCTTGTAAAAAGAAATTTGCAAACCACTGGCTTGTATAATTGCCTATAGGAAGCCCCTTACTGCTATCAATAATAGCGTCTATCAACCATAAACAATCTTGATCTTTAATTTGCCTTCGAAACATTTGTTTTAAAACATCGTTGTCTATAGACGGATAAAACTTAGATATATCCATTTTGAGGCAATACTTGGTATTCCTTCGGTCGTTATTAAGCCATTTTCTTAATGTTTTCTGCCCCAGGCTAGTACCTCTTCCTGGAACACTACCGCAACTGTATGGATACATACCTCGCATTATTACAGATTGTATTTGCAACATTAATGCCCAATGGATTATCTGATCAGGATAAAATCTTGGCTTATAAATAGTTCTTATCTTCCCACTAGAGCTATCTTGTATTGTCTTAATAATATAAGGGGAAGGACTATATTTCTTGTTAAGCAACATATTTTGAATCTTTTCTGCATAGAATTTTATATTATCCAATATCCGTTTGACGCGTTTTTGTTTTCTCTTTCCTAAAGAAGCTTTCATTATCGCTACTACTATATTATTGATATTGCATATCTTATCGTAAATATACCCTGTTCGTTTCAATTCTTGTTCCACCTTCTTATTAGCCTCAAGGTGTTTCGAGAATTAACCTACTAAACCTTGCTCTTTACGGCTTAATTTTCACCAAGCGGTGAGGAATATGAAGTGCATTGAATGTTTAAATTTTGTACTAATAAGAGTCTGCCTGCCATTATTCACGTTCGTGTTCGAAGACGAGTTGTTCAAGTTCCAATAGAAAATCCCTGCATTAGCGGAATTGTTCCAGTTACCACCGAAGTGGGCAAACACACACCCCATATCCCTGTTGGGGGACTAGCGTCCCACAAACCCCCTAAAGAGGTTTTTTAAGAAGCCGCCCGCCATAAGCCACGTTCGTGAGCGAAGACGAGTGGCTCAAGTACCAGAAGAAAAGCCCCGCAATAGCGGAA